AAGCTAACCACCAAGAACATTGACTTTACAACAGAAGCAATAGACCAAACGGAAAATGAATGGTTTAACGGATTAGAGTTTAATTCGTATGATGAAGCACTGGAAGTATTTAATAAGGGTGAACAGGCTTATCTACAAGAAAAGCAAAGACAAGAATTAATGGACAATCTAAGATTAAGGGCAGATATTGATTATCTATCTATCATGTCGGGGGTGGAAATATGAGTTGGTTTGATAAAATTAAGTTTTATTATGAGGAAGGTTTATGGGATAAACAAAGAGTAAGGAATGCGGTAGGAAAAGTCATAACAGAAGAACAGTACTTAGAGATAACAGGGGAAATTTATTAGATTAGAGATGAGATGGAAAGTAGGTAAGGGGATGTGAAATGATATTAAAGGATTTGTGGGACTATGTATGCCGACTGTTTGAGAACTATATCTTGGTTTATTTTTCATTAGTATTCTCAATAGTAGTGAAGTGCCTCTTTCCTAGCGAGGAGTATTTAGTAGCTTCTGGGGCTGTCTTGGGTATTATAATATTGGATTTAATAACTAAGTTATATTCTTTGACAAGGCAGTCCAGGTCATTTAGAGAAGCAGTAAGAGAAAAGAGAATAAATAGTAAGGCATTCGCTAAGGGGACTATTGACAAGTTAATTGTATTTGGAGTTATGCTAATTATATGTAGCCTACTCTATAATGTAGCAATAGTATCAGAAATAGCGATATGGTTTACCCAGGTCACTTTCACTCTTATGTTCTTCAAAGATGTTTTATCAATCTTAGAGAACCTAGATGACGCAGGGATTGAGGTAGGGGTGTTTAAATATGTAGTTAGAAAGAAGATGGAGAGCTACTTACCAGATGAAGAGATTAAAAAGTTAGAAAGGAATGATGAAGATGAGCGAGAGATTAGCCCCTAATTTCATGTCTCACGAATTTGCATGTAAGCATTGTGGGAAATTACCAGAGAAGGGGATGAGCACGTATCTAATAGTATTACTACAGTTATTCAGAAATGCTGTAGGGAAACCCTTCATAATCACTAGTGGCTATAGATGCCCTGTCCATAACAGAAACTTGGGAGGAGCTTCTAGTAGTCAACATTTGAAGGGGACTGCTGTAGATATTTTAATCCCCGAAGGTATGACAGTAGATAAGATGGCAGAAATTGCCGATAAAATTGGGTTTGATGGAATAGGTAAGTACTATAAGGATAATTTCTTACATGTGGATGTAAGAGGGACTAGAGCGAGATGGGTAGGATAATGCGCATTGGATAAGTAATATAATATAAACAGTAAAGCATTTGATTAAGTTCAAATGCTTTTTTTTAATTTAAACAAAATAACACTTGATTTCTTTTTTAATATGTTATATAATATTATTGAGGATAGAGAATCCCGCTTAGAAAACTTTATGAGGAGGGAATAAAATGATAAACATTGAAGTAAAAGAAGCTATTAAAGTCAACGGGGATAGAAGCGCTTTTATTAGCTTTCCATATGACAATGAATTAGTAAACATAATGAGAAATGAACCAAGCAGATTCTGGCATTCAAAAGAAAAGTTATGGGAAATTCCTGCAAGAAGATTAATTAAGTTTATTAATGTTGTTGGAGATAGGGAAATATCTTTAAAGGGAGAATATGTAAAAGAAGTAAAACAGGTTGAAATACCTGCAGGTTTTGAATTTAAAACTAAACCATTTAATCATCAGATAGAAGGATTTGAATATGGATTAAAATACGATAAATTCTTATTAGGAGATGAACAAGGTCTTGGAAAAACAAAACAAGTTATTGATATAGCAGTAGCTAAAAAATTAACAAAAGGATATAAACATTGTCTAATTATATGTGGTGCAAATGGGTTGAAATGGAATTGGCAAGCAGAAGTTGAAACTCATAGTAATGAATCATCTTGGATATTAGGAACTAAATATAATGGCAAAGGTAAAGCTGTTATAGGCTCAAACAAAGATAAATTAGCCGACCTAAATAACCTACCTGACAGTTACTTCCTTATAACTAATATAGAAAGTCTTAGAGATAAAGCTATTTGTGATAAGGTAAAAGAATTATGTGATAATGGTACAATTGGAATGGTAGCAATAGATGAAATTCATAAATGTAAAAATCCAGCATCACAACAAGGTAAGGCAATATTAAAGATTCTCCCAGAAACAAGAATAGCAATGACTGGAACTCCTTTAATGAATAGTCCACTTGATTTATTTATAGTACTAAAATGGTTAGGATTTGAAAAGCATTCATTTTATCAATTTAAAAAACATTATTGTGTAATGGGTGGGTATGGTGGATATGAAGTTGTTGGATATAGAAATTTAGGAGAGTTGCAAGAAAATTTAGATAGTCTAATGTTAAGAAGATTAAAGAAGGATGCACTTGATTTACCAGATAAAATTCATACTACTGAATATGTAGAAATGGGCAAAGCTCAAACTGCTATATATAATGAAGTTAAAGCTGAAATCAAGGAACAGATTGATAAGATTAAAATTAGTAATAATCCATTGGCACAACTAATTAGATTAAGACAAGCTACAGGATACACTGGAATATTAAGTAGTCAAATCAAGGAAAGTGCAAAGCTTGATAGACTTGAAGAAATTGTGGAGGAATTAGTAGAGAATGGTGAAAAATGTATAATCTTTAGTAACTGGACAGATATGACTACTCCTACCTATGAAAGACTAAAGAGATTTAATCCAGCTATCATTACTGGAGAAACAAAAGATAGAGTGGCCGAGCAGGATAAATTTATGAATGATGATAGATGCAAATGCATTATTGGAACAATTGGGGCAATGGGAACTGGTTTAACTTTAACTGCTGCATCAACAGTAATCTTCTTAGACAGTCCTTGGAATAGAGCTAATAAGGAACAAGCAGAAGATAGAGCTCATAGAATTGGTACTAAATCAAATTTGAATATAATCACTATAGTTTGTAAAGACACTATAGATGAAAGAATCGAAGAATTGGTTTATAAAAAGGGAGCTATGGCAGATATGTTAGTTGATGGAAAAATAGATAATAATAAATCAGAAGTTATTGATTTCTTATTAAACTAAGGGGGATAAGGGAATGTATAATTATGAAAAATGTTCAGTATGTCAACAAAAGATGAGGAACTTTAAGATAAGAGGAGTCCAAACTCAAAAGCGTCAATTTATTTTAATGATGACCATGCTATTAATAGTATTTGGTTATCTAATATGGCAAGTGAATAGGAACGCAGAAAGAGAGTTAGAAGCAGTAACTATGTACAAGCCGATATTTATTGAAGTACCGGCCGAGCCTTACCAAATAAGTAAGGTTGAAGAAATAATTGATGTACAAGAGGATAAAGAATTGTACAGCTATAATACTTTGGAACTTCCCACTGAAGCTACCGGAGAATTTAAAACTTATATGGATTATCGAAAAATAACGGATAAAACATCTAAACAATGGAATTTACAGCAATTGGCTACTACAAATGAAAAAGGATTCAGGGTATTCAATGGAAGGTATTTAGTAGCAGTTGGAACCTACTATGCAAATGAAGTAGGTAAAGAGTTAAAAATAACTTTAGATAATGACTTTGTATTTTATGCTATAGTAGGAGATATAAAAATGGACATGCATACGGATGCTAATAATCAATATATTCCAATCAATGGAAATATTGTTGAATTTATAGTAGATACTAATAAGCTTGACCCTATAACTAAAAAATTAGGAGATGTATCAAATTTAGGCTTTAAAGGAAAAATTGTAAGGATTGAGGAGGTGATTGCATATGGAGAATAAATTAACCGCTACTAAAGTAGCTCAGCATCTTGATATTTCAGTTCCTACATTAAATAATTGGTATAAGTGGTATAATAACCCGAAGTATGAAAAACCTAAAGATACACCAGAGTTACCCGCTTATACACAGCAAGGAAAAAGAGGTACTCGTTATTGGGATAAAGCTGATTTGCCTAAATTGATGAAATTTAAAAAATGGATTCCAAGAGGTAGAGCTGGAATTATGGGAGATTATAATGCACAGTTCTGGGGTGAAAGAGGAAAAAGAGCCCTTAAAAATAAAAACAAGTTACAAAATGACTAAATATTCTATATAATATTTGAACCTAAAATTTAAGGAGGATAAAATAATGGCAAGAAAACAAATTTCATTAGTTGAAGATGTGAGAACACCAGAAGAAAAGCTATCCCAATTACTTCCAATATATGAAGCCAATAAGTCAAAAATGGATTCATATAAGAAGCTGGTAGATAAGGATAACAAAGAAATTAAGACAATTATGTTAGGAGCTGGGCTTAGAGAATTTGTTGTAGATGATATCAAAGCTAGTTGTTCAGTTTCAGAAAGAGAAGACTTTATTGAAGAGGCTTTAATTGCAAAGCTAAAAGAAATGAAAGTTCCTGGAATAGTGAAGAAGAAAGAGTATGTTGATATGGACGCTCTTGAAAATGCTATTTACAATGGAAAGATTGATGCTGCAGCCTTAGCTGATTGCCAAACTAAAAAAGAAGTTGTTACTTTAAGAGTAACCAAGCTCAAGAGAAAAGAGGGATAAAATGACAGCTAAAAGAAAACAGCAACCAGCTGAATATCAGAGCCAAGCTGTTACCACTTCCATTGAAGCCCATAGTCGTATAAGTGTTAAACTGAATGAAACTTTCTATACATTTGAATTTGCAGAGAAAAGAGAGTTTCCGGTGGATTTAGTGGATGAAGGAAATATTAACTTTGAAAAAGAAAGAGAATTACTTTGGGATGAAGTTCATGCTCAAGTGGATAAGCAAGTTCAAGATGTAGTAGAAATGCTGAAGCAAGGAAGATAAATTCTTCTTGATTTAAAATATGTTAGATTATATAATATAGTGGTAATCAGTATTCGCGGTACTGATACCATAAGTAAATACTGATTATCAATAAAAGGTATGGTGAACGAGCCGCGAACTCAAGTAACCGTACCTTTTTATATTCATTAGGAGGTTATCAATGATGTTTAATTCCTTAATTGAATTACTTAGAAGTGATGGTAGCATTGTAATTAATAAAACTTTAGCTAAAAATATAGGATTAAACGAAGCTATTATATATAGTGAATTATTAAGTAGGTATTGTTATTTTAGTAATAGAAATGAATTAACTGTAGATGGGTATTTCTTTAATACAGTTAAAGACTTAGAAGATGGAACCACCTTAAATGATTATTCCCAAAGAAAGGCAATTAAGAAATTAGAAGAATTGGGATTAATAAAATGCGATAAAAGAGATATCCCAGCTAAAAGATACTTTAAAATTGTAGATGATATAGAAGTTATAATTAAGTATCTAAAAAATGATGAGTCGTTAAGAACTAGTTCTTTAAAATTTAAAGAACTAGATATTGAAAATTTAAAGTCTAATAATACTAATATTAATAATACTAATAAAACAATATCTAAAGATATTGTTACCTCACCGAAACCAATTATAGAAACTAAATCTAAAAAGGGAAAGAAAGCTAAAGATATAGTTACTATGAGAGGTATGATAAATGCTTTTACTGAGAATGAAAGTATTAGGGAGAAATTATTAGAATATTTCAATCTTAGATTAAAGAAAGGACTTCAACCTAATCAATGGAAAATTATATTAGATGATTTAAGAAATTTCGCCGGAGATAATGCTTCAATAGCTTTAGATAAAATAAACAATGCTATTGCCGGAGGATATATGCAAATCATTGCAGCTTGGGAGAAAGATAAGAAAAATAATTTTAGTAAACCAAAGTTTGATAATACGGCTGGAAGAAAAGTAGAAGCAGTAGTTAATATGTCGGAAGAAGAAAAGAAAGAATTTGAAGAAAATTTAGCTAAGGATGAAAATGGCAATTTGTTACAATTCTAAAGATTAATTATGTATTATAACTAATAGATACTCATAAATTTAAAAGGAGGAGAATACATGGCAAATAAGAAAGTAGAAATCCATGCCAAGATTTGTCAAAGTATGACAGACTTGTATGAAAGAAAGAATCATGATTATGGAGATTCCTTTGCTAAAATGAGAAAGGAATTCGACAACGCGATTCTAATTAGGATTTATGATAAGTTTAGCCGTCTGAAGACCTTAAAGAGTGGAGCCACTCAAAAGGTATCAGATGAAAGTATTAAGGACACCTTATTTGATTTAGCAAATTATTGCATAATGGAATTAGTAGAAATGGAGATGGATGAAAATGAAAGCAAATGATTATCAAAAAGCAGCATTAAGAACAGCAAGTACTTTAGAGCCTAAAGATTTAGTATTAAATGGGGTATTGGGTTTAAATGGTGAGGCAGGAGAGGTTGCAGACCATATTAAGAAACACTTATTCCAAGGACATGAGTTAAATAAAGAGCATCTTGCAAAAGAACTTGGGGATATTTGCTGGTATATAGCTATTACGGCAGAAGGTTTAGGATATACCATAGAAGAGATTATGCAGATGAATGTGGATAAGTTGATGAAAAGATATCCAAACGGCTTTGAAGCAGAAAGAAGTTTACATCGAGAGGAGAATGAATAATGAAAATAATTAAGCCAAGCGTCGAAATATTAGATAATATAACTCCAGTTGAAGTGTTAAAGAAATTGGAATTATGTGGCCGAGTATGTTATAAGAGTGAAGATAAGATAACAGATGAATCAGCAGTTAAATTTATTTCTAATATTATCAAACAGGGCCACGAAAGTGTATTGGAGCATGTTTCATTTTCTGTTAGATTTATTTGTGACAGGGGCGTTTCTCATGAAATAGTTAGGCATAGGATAGCAAGTTATTCTCAAGAATCAACAAGATATTGTAATTATTCAAAAGGTGATTTCGATGGACAAATTACTGTTATTGAACCACTATATTTAGAACCCGGAACTGAAGGTTATGAAATATGGAAGAAGGCTTGTCAGGAAGCTGAAGATAACTATTTTAAGTTATTGCAATATGGTTGTACAGCACAAGAAGCAAGAGCAGTACTGCCTAATAGCTTAAAGACTGAAATAGTTATGACAGCCAATGTTAGAGAGTGGAGACATTTTCTAAAGTTAAGAACTTCAAAAGCTGCCCACCCTCAAATAAAAGAAGTTGCTGAAATGTTATTAGAGCAATTGAATTTCTTATTACCAAGCTTATTTGATGATATAGAATAGAGGAGGATGAATAAATGAAGTTAAATGAATGGTTACCGCAAGAATTATCGCAGGATATTTGGAATAAAAAATACAGATATGAAAATGAAACGTTGGAAGAATGGTTTGAAAGGGTATCAGCTGGAAATGAAGAAGTTGCGCAATTAATTAGAGAAAAGAAATTTCTCTTTGGTGGAAGAATATTAGCAAATAGAGGGCTTCATAAATTAGGTAAAAAGATTACATATAGTAATTGTTATGTATTGGCTCCACCGGAAGATAATCTTGAATCAATATTTAATTGCGCTGCAGAGATGGCAAGAACTTTCTCCTATGGTGGAGGAGTTGGAATAGATATTTCTAATCTTGCCCCAAAGGGAGCAAAGATAAATAATGCAGCAAGAGAAACATCCGGAAGTGTATCCTTTATGGATTTATATTCTTTAACAACAGAATTAATAGGTCAAAATGGAAGAAGAGGGGCTGCAATGATTTCTATATCTTGCGACCATCCTGACTTATTGGATTTTATAGATGTTAAAAATAATCCGGATAAGGTAACAAAGGCAAATATTTCAATTAGGATTACAGATGATTTTATGAAAGCAGTTTTAAATGATGAAGATTATGAATTAAAATATGTAAGGGATACCACAGGAGAAGAAATAGTTAAAGTTGTTAAAGCAAGAGAAATTCTAAACCTAATTGCTAAAAGCAATTGGAACATGGCTGAACCCGGAATGCTTTATTGGGATAGAATTAAGGGTTGGAATTTATTTAGTGAAGATGATTCTATTGAATATGCAGGAGTAAATCCATGTGCGGAAGAACCACTTCCTGCTTATGGTAGTTGTTTGCTTGGAAGTGTTAATTTATCTGAATTTGTTAATAATCCATTTACTAACGAAGCAAAGTTTAATTTAGAGGAATTTAAACAAACTGTATCTATTGCAGTAAGAGCTCTTAACGAAGTATTGCATGAAGGATTACCATTGCACCCATTAAAACAACAGCAAGAATGTGTAAATGAACTTAGACAAATTGGCTTAGGATGCTTTGGTTGGCATGATGCATTAATCAAAATGGGAATTAAATATGGTAATCAGAAATCCTTAGATTTAGCAAATGAAATAGGAGAGGTATTAATTAATACAGCTTTGCAAGAATCCGCAAGGTTGACAGATGTTTATGGGGTATACCCTAAATATAATAAATCAGCTGTAATGGAAAGTAAATTCTTACAAACCAATGCTTCTAAAGAAACCCTAATGTTAATTGAAGAAAAGGGATTAGCAAATAGTCAAATCCTAACAGTACCACCGACTGGTTCAATAGCTACAATGTTAGGAGTGAGTACAGCATTGGAACCAATGTATTCAATTTCTTATACAAGAAAGACGGAATCTTTACACGGTGAAGATAAATACTATAAAGTATTCACTCCAATTGTTAAAGAGTTCATGGATAGATTCAATCTTAAAGACGAATCCCAATTACCAGATTATTTTAACACTACTGCAACTATATCTTATATAGATAGAATTAAGACCCAAGGAGTTTGGCAAAAATATATTGATGCTTCTATTAGTTCTACTATAAATGTTCCTGAAAGCTTTACTGTTGAGCAGGTGGCTGACCTATATGTACAAGCTTGGAAGTATGGGCTGAAAGGTGTAACAATATTTAGAGATAATTGTTTTAGAACTGGAATACTTACTACCGATAAAGAAGAAGCTACTCCAGAACTAAAAAGAGGAGAAATCATCAAAGCTCCGGAAGAGTGTGTTGGTAAAACATATAAGATAGTTACTGGATGCGGAAATGCTTATTTAACAGTTAGTTGGGATAAAGATGGAAATATTATTCAGACTTTTACAAATAAAGGAAGTAGTGGAACATGCAGGAGTAATCAAGAGGCTGTATCAAGATTAATATCTCATTCTCTACGTGGAGGGATTTCTATTGAAAGTATTATTGACCAATTAAAGAGTGTTGATATTTGTCCATCCTATGCTTCAGCTAAAGCAAGAGGTAAGAATGTAAGCCCTGGTTCAAGTTGTCCTTATGCAATAGCAAGAACACTTGAAAAAGCTGTGAAAGATGGTAAAATACTTATTAATCATATGGAAGAAGTTGCGGCAACCGCGGAGCCAGAAATTAAGATAGAATCAGATATAAAATATAAAATCCATACGATTGAATGTCCTGATTGTGGGGAACCTCTTGCTGTAGAAGGTGGCTGTGTTACTTGCAGAAATTGTTCCTATTCTGTCTGTAATTAGTTTATAAAAACAGAATAATTTCTATATAATAGGTAACAAGCTTAAAGGGGGATTTAGTAAATGAAAACTGATATACAAGAACAGGTACTAAACTTAATACCTAAAAAAAGAGAAGATGCAATAACAAGTAAAGAGCTTATGAATTTCACCGGGTTATCATTTAGACATCTAAAAGAAATTATATCTGAACTGCGAATCATTTATCCAATATGTTCAAAAGAAACAGATGGAGGAGGATATTGGTTGGCAGAAGATGAAAGGGATATCAAAGAATTTATTTCAATGATATCCCGCAGACGGGATGGATATAATAAAACAATTGCCATTATGGAGAATCATATAAATGATGAGGTGAACTAATGGCGTATGAATATATATTTGATAAAAACAAATGTTGGTATATATCAGCGTGTGGAAAATATGGAAGTCCAGAATGCAATGCAAGTTGTATAAGATATATGGAAATGGACTTCCTAATGCAAAACAGTGGTATACCAAGAAACCGACAATATCCGGTATTGCTAACACCTTCAAAACAAGATATGGATGCTT